CGACGTATTCTACCTGTAACTCTCCCTGATATTCCTTGACAATTTCCGGCATTTCCTTAAAACGGTCTGCACGGGAAAGAGAGTTAAAGGTACGGGTAACGCACGGGTCGAGGAAGTCAGTTTTCTGACGGCCTAAAGTCGGACCCAATAAACGCTGCATCAATTCATAGCGGATGTTGGCTTCGGTTGCGGACATTTCCGGAGAATTTTTCATCTCCAATTGGTCGATGTGGAATGCTTTGTTTATAGATTCCTGCAAACGTTCGATTTTTATGTCCCCAACGTCGAAACGTGCACGGGATTCGTAAGGTTTGATATCCTCAAGGCTGCGAACTACTGTCAGACCGCCTGATTCGAGGTCAAGATCTGACAACAATCCCCGCTCTGTCGTGAGTGTGGCAGGATCAACAACTTTCGCAAGCGCTTCGAGTGTCGTCTCCGTGATCTCGTTGAGCGTGAGGATATCAGCGAGAGCAACCATTGCCGGAGAATGGCCCCACTGGGATCCGGATACTTTCCGATAACGGGACACGTACGCTGGCATTTCATAATACCCACCTTCTTCTCCCATCTCATCTGCGGAATCTTTAAGGATATACTTATATCCGAACGGACGGGCATCAGGGGTTAGGACGGTCGACGTATCCTTGTCCTCATTTTCTGGGCGGTCGTAAACGCAGAAAATTACAGTATGTTTAGTATCTGCCTCTTCAGCATTGTCCAGTTTATCGAGGATGACCTTAGGAGTGTGATCCTTGCCGAACTTGTCGAAGATCTGCAATGCTGTCCAACGCAACCGGCGATACAAACGCTTGACCTGACCCTTGCGATCCATCTCGAAGAAGATTTCCTTCATAGGGATGGCCGAGAAATCAAGGTCCCCGTTTTCATCCACTTCCTGAGTAATAATGCAGGTGCCGTATGACACTAAATCGAGGAAAAATTCTGACGTTTCGACATCGAAGTTAGAATCCTCCAGGGCGTGATAGGTCTTCTCTTCACAATCCTGCAGCCACTCTATTGCTTCTTCGCTGTCGTTCAACTCGTCTTGACGGAATCGGAACGTGAACCATTTACTACCGGCTGAAACCAATGCGCCCTGAATACTGGCAGACAGGGTATCGGCAGCATATACTGCAGTGCTGTCATAGATGTCCCGTTTACGCCAATCAATTTCGTTTTCTTGGGATTCCGGGTTGAAAAACCGGCCCCGGTATGGGACGACAAACTGTTCGATTATGTCAAGGGTATTATCCAATGTGGATCGTTGACCCTCAAGTGCCGTAAGTCTGTTTACGATGTCTATTGCGATCATGCTCTTAACCTTCCTCTTCTGCCGCCTACGGCACGTTTGACTGTTGGCTTGCGCCCTTTTCTAAAAGGTGTGGTCAGACTAGACATCGAAGATGCTTTTTGGTACCATCCGACTGACAGATATCTAAAATTATCTGCGCCATGGGAGGCCCAATCATGATGCGGGCGGGGCTTGAATACCTTATTTTTTTCGTCCCACTCACGGCGATAATTATAGCAACAGTCGATCAAATCTCCGACGTTCTTTTCATTGAAACGACACATTCCAAAGTGACGTCTGGAGGCGTCAATGCCTTCGTCTATCGAAAGCTTAGGGACAATTTCATAGGGTATACCGAGTTTTTCCAAAGTGTCAGTGCGTTTTTTGCCTGAGATAAGCTCTCGCTGCTCAATATCATGTGGGAAATTATGTATCTCGTACAGATAAGGTTGTTCTTGAACGACCTTGAGCCAATGCAATAGCCCCTTACCTGATCCCGACATGTAATCGATAACGCGACAGTATTCACCATCTCTCTGGGTAAATGTGATCGTACAATCATCTCCAACCCCTAAATCCCACCAAGTCTGGACAGGCTCAGTTTCGATCCAAGGAAAATCTCCAACGCGACCTTCCTTTTTCGCCCGGTTCAACTGATCAGTATAGTACGCTCCGACAAGACCTGAATCAAAGGAGTTATAGAACTCCGATTGAATCATTTGCTCATCCATCCCTGCTTCGCGTTCTTCTTCAACGCCTTCCGGGGAGATTATGTGCTTGCCAGTTTCGTCACGCGTGTCGTCTATGGTTAAGTTCGAATAATACCATTTGGGATTATCCCTCGCCATTTCGTGGAGGTGAAATCCATGATTTTGGCCACGGGCGGTATAAATGAAAACTGCCCATCCTCCGTTCTCACGTAAGATTGGACGAATATAATTCCAAGCCGCAGGATCAGCAATAGAATACTCAGAAAAAATAACACCAATAGGATTAGCTCCAACAAGGCTATCATAATTATCACTCCCTACACACTGCCAGATACTACCGTTAACCATCTCAATTGACATGTCGCTTTCGTTAATCTGCTTGCGCATTCCTTTAGGGAATGCTTGATCAATCATCCGGCGACCTCTTTTGTCAATACCTTTCCAAATAACTTTCTTTGCTTGATTCAGGGTCGGCAGCATGTGCCAATACGTACCTACTCTAATTTGAGTAGCTATTGCCCCTAAATTAAGAGAACTTGAATCCTTCCCTGCACGACGGTGCCATATGTTGACGGCACGTTTGTTGCGCATGCCGTCAGATAACATATAGTCAAACAGCTTCCGCTGATAGTCGCGGGCCTGCCATTCGTTTGGGAGGATTATTTCGCTCATAGATGTTGAAACTGGCGGATGGTGGAGTGGATAAAAAGGAAACGTACGCGCTCGTACGAGGGCATGGAGGGGAAACCGGATACGTTGCCGCTGATGTCCTGGGGCATCACGCTCTGATCTTCCATTTTAGTGAAGAAACCTCGAAGTTCGTTCTTAGTGAACGGACGTCCGCCCAGTTCACGACAATATGCCTTATCGGCAGCTGCTAGAATTTCAATCTTTTTTTGTTTCAATTTGTACTACCTCTCCGTCAATGATATTTACATTATCGGAGCATACATCTCCGAGATTGAGATTGATTGTGACACCGGCATCCTGACCGGAACCATTTTCGTAGAATTTAGTGGATTTGCCTAATTCTCGAAGAACAGAAACAAGTTCAGAAGAGTGAAATTTCTTAACGCTAAGTTCCTGCCCCATGGCAGTGACGATATTAACTTCTTCGTCGCCCATCAGTTTAGGGATGATATTAAGGTACTGAGAGCGGACAAAATCTTCGGTGATGATGTTAGATACGAGATTCTGATTCTGCAGGTGCTGCACGTAAGCCGAAACCAAGGGGTCCCGCACCAATTGGATTCCCTTTGCCATAGGGTACCCTGTTTCAGATGCTGCACGGCGATGGTTATAATCGATGATATATTCATGTGCAAAAGCACGAAGCTGAGGATCTAAATCCGACCAGCCCAACTGCTTCTGACGTTCAACCTCTAATGCTAAAGAGTCTGTCGAATAGAGTACGGTATCAACCAAGGGGCACTTTCCTGTAAATTTTTAAGAAGTTGGATTTCTACGCGTTGTGCTATTGCCTGAGGAGAATTCTCTAATTGTGCGTTGAGGATTTTCTCCCGATACTCAAGCGAACCTGGAGTCAGTATGTTGACCCTCGATATTGGTTCGAAATGTTCATGAGTATTTGCGGACATCATACCTCGAATTATAACACAAAAAAGAAGGTATGTCAAGCGAGAATTATGTAAAAAAGGAACCCGCCCGCGTACGTGAGGCTAAGCAGCTGTCCAAGATAACCAAGACAGCCAGCCGGATGTGATCATCACTGCAGAACTAAATAGCCATGCCGCGTTTCCGATACACTTGCGCCAACTAAACTCCTCGTATACGCGCAGGGCGCAGTATAGGGCAATAAGCCCCAGCACTACAGCTAGTACAATGTGAAAAGTGGTCATGCTATTTTCCTTCGATTGAATTAATTTTTCATTATATCACGGGAAAAGGTATGAGTCAAGAGGCTAAATTATTTAAAGATAGGTCCGAAATATAACGAGATCGGTTGAAAGCCCGTTGCCGTTGCCGGGTCCTTCCCGTTCGGCCCCCCTACCCCTATTTCGAGGCGCTTTGCGCTTTGGGTCCTCCCTGTTTCACGTGGAGCGCAGGTTGCGTGGTTGCACGTCCGGGGACGCGGGTTGGGTGTGCAGATTTAACGTGCACGTCAATATTGAGCATTGGCTCGTCCGACGAACGGTACGTGCGAGTACTTGCGCCTCTTGTGCGGGCATGGTATAATGTAAGTGTGGTAAGGGGCAGCGGCCTGCGACCCGCAACAGAGACAGAGGATCACGACCATGACAATCGCACAACGAGTGGCAAGCATGCGACGCAACATGACAGCAGCACAACTGCGGGAGATAGCAGCATTGCCGCACAACGGAAGGGACAAGGACGGCGGGTTGTGGCAGCGTCTGGCCAAGATGGCTCTGCAGCAGTAAGCAGCAGCAGCAGCAGCAGCAGCATGGGGCAAGCGGCCCGCCCAATAGGGCCGCAACCGAGACCGAGGACAAAACAATGAGCACACAAGACTACACAGGACTGGTGGTTGAGCAAGACGGCGAACGCAAGCAGGTGGCAACTCATGCCAAAGGCTGGCTGACGTTTGAGGATGGCAGCAAAAGCCGCGTCAAAGGTTGGGAGGTTTGCGACGAACAGCCCGCCAAACGCTCGATGGCCGGGACGCTAAACGCCTACCGGGGCAACTACGAACCAAGCCTGTCGGCTTGCGGACGCAAATCGCTCAACTGTGGCGACGACCTCGCCGGGTTGCTGGCGGGTTTGGAGCCTGAGCAGGTCATCAAGCTGGCGGAGTTGGCTCTTGATTTGGAGGTTGGGACGCTGCAAGCGAAGTACGAGGCACTCAACCCCGGACAAAAGCGGATGAACGCAGGCAACCGAATCCGGGCCGCAATCAAGCGCGGCGATTTGGACGTCGCCACAATCAAGACCGCAGCCGGGGGCGTGGTTGGGTTGCAAACCGAGGACTAAACAGGGATTGACAGCAGCACAGGGACGTGTTATAATGGTTGTACTAACTGAGACTGAGGAGAACGACAATGAGCAAATCGACTATGAAACCTTGCAAAACCTGTAAGCTTGAGTGTGCAGACCGTGAATTTGGGCTGGAGGAAGGTTTTGAAGAAAACAGCAAGCAGGTTCCGTGCTACGATTGCGGAAGCACAATCCCGGAACACCATACACACAACTGTGACTTGACTGTGCCGTGCGACAAGCTGGATTTAGGAACGCAATCGCCCGACGTTCAGTGGTGGGACGGCAAGCCACCCAAAGAGTAAGCAACCGGGCCAAGGACGGCCCATAAACCGAGACCGAGGACAAAACAATGAGTGAGCGCACAATCAGAGCCAAATGGATCACAAGCGGGTGGGCCTTGGTTATGGACTACTACACCTTTGAGTACGGGTTGCTGAACGGCACAATCGAGCCGTAGGAAGAGGCTCCGGGACGTATGCAAGAACCGTGCCAGAGGACTTAGAGCGAGGGTAGGACGACATGCGCCACGGACGGCGGTCCACTCGGTCCACCGAGACCATATGCCAGGATATTCGCGGGAAACTGATGTCGGCAGGTCGGGGACCGGGGGTATATATGGTCTCTTTTTCTTTTTTTTTTTTTAGGGGGTGTCCGGTACCGGTCTATATGGACCGAGCCCCGTCTTCCGGGGTCCGAGACCCCATGCAGTTTGCCCGGTCTCTCATGTCCGCGTCCGGGGGTCATCCCGGCCTAGAGCAATGGTTTAAGGTACTTGAAATATCACCATATCTACACGGGGATATGACGCAGGGGTTTTTTCAGAGGCCCATTTATATTGGACTAGCCTCTCGACGGACCGGGGTAAATAGGCCCATACTGCACACTTCGCAATAGGGGTCTTGACGAGGGTAGGACGATGTGGTATACTGTAGGTACGATAACGAGGAGAGCGAGATGGATCAAAAAGAGGTTGATCGCCTCAAGATAAAGATCAAAGAGAAGAAACCTTTCTACCTGTTCCCATTCACCATTAAAATCGAAAGAAGGAAATAACCATGAGCAAAATCGAAGTCGGAGAAATGAACGCACAGACTGCCCGCGCAGAAGCCGAAAAAGAATTGGCCGAAGAGCGGAACAAAGACGTTAACGCCACACTCAAGGCCAAACCTCGTACTATTCAGCAAGCCACGGACGTCTTGCGCAATTCCGAGGCGGATCTTGAAGTCCTTATGGCCGAGTTGCAGGAGTAATATAATGAGCTACGATCATCGAACAGATTCCATGCATTTCGACCGGATGGACGGCCTAAGGGATGGTCAGTGGCTCAGGACTGGAGACTACCCGGTCGAAATGGCTGGGTGGTTTTCCACCACCCGACAATTGATGTCAGCAGGGTGGGAATTAGTAGTCAACATGAACCATGACCACATGCAGCAAGAGGTATTTGGCAAACAACGTAATACCGGTCTCTATGTAAGGTTCGAGCCGATCGACAGTCGAGGATTCGTAGATCATGTAATGCGTTCGATCTACGAAGCACAAGCAGGTTCGCAGAATCACCGGTACCGGCAAGACAGGATACGGGGCCAATCTTTAGGTCTTCGCGCCTATGATATTAACAGCGATTTTGTAATACAGTCTCGCGAAGCCCCGTCTGTCCGATTTGAAGACGTACGCAGAGTCAGTCCCTATCCGGACATGGTGAATATCCACACGATCAAACTGTCAGAGCTTTGCCTCTTCCCTACGGAAGAAATCAAAAAGGAGATCATCCTTCCGGAACAGGAAGTTGGTGATCTCTTGGATCAAATCCTTGGCATGCAGTCAGAGGCCAAGACTGAACGCGCAAAGAAAGCCCTTGCGAAAGGGGCACAACGATCTGAAAGCAAGATCATCTTACTGAGGGATGCGATATGATCCACAAGCATGCATATTGGATTGGCTTTTTCGGAGGCATAGCCCTGATAATGGCAATGGCTTTATTCCTCCATCTCATCACTTACGTCTGGGTAAATGAGAAATGGCCGGTCCCGAGCAACTATTACGAGGAGGTGATCTATGGCGATTCCGGACCCCGGCGGCTTCATCCTTGGGGTGTACTTGGGTTATAAGCTCTTCTTCATAGAACCTGAGCCGCGAAAACGAACACCAGCAGCAGTCACTGTCAACATTAAAGTAAGAGGGAAGAAAGATGAAATGCGGAAATTGCCACGCCCTAGCTACTGAAGGTTTTATTAAAAAAGGTATCGCCTGTGAGGCTTGCAGTAAAAGTGCAGGATGGATTGTAGAATGTTACGGCCATTTCAATTTAGATAAGTTCGATGACCGGTCCTGCATCTCCTGCCCCCATGAAATCGGCTGTAAAATGAGATTCCCATATGAAGAAATACATAAGAAGTATCACACTGAAGGGACCGTGCCTTGTCCGGATTGTGGGGTGTTATTAGGGCAAGTTCATCGGTCCACATGCGGAGGGTCAACGCCAATAGAGGCTGATCCTTCCGGTGCCGATCCTCAAACCGAACCTGCTAAGTTGGATGCAGGAAAGCCAAAGGCTGATTTGATGTTCAGCTTCGGCCTAGCTCAACTCGCAGTTGCTGAGGTCTGTACTTTCGGCACTGAGAAATACTTCCGAGGGTCGTGGGAAGAAGTCCCCGACGCAATCCACCGCTATCAAGCCGCTGCCGCCCGTCACCTTTTTAAAGGGAATCAAGAACATCTCGATCCTGATTCCGGCTTACCCCACATCGATCACGCTATTTGGAACTTGATGGCAGCTCGTGAACTTGAACTGCGCAAGGAGAAGTAAAATGAACAATGTAGAATTTAAATCTTGGGAAAAAATTCCAAGGGAAAATCCGTTTACTGTGACGATTTCAGAGAAAATAGACGGAACTAACGCGTGCATAATCATTGCCGACGGTAAGATTGTCGGCGTTCAATCTCGTAAAAGACTTATCACACCCGAAGACGATAATTACGGATTCGCCGGATGGACGGACCGCAACAAAGATGAGTTGATTAGTCTCGGCGACGGGTATCACTATGGCGAATGGGCCGGGCTTGGAATACAGAAAAATCCTCATGCTTTAGATGAAAAGATCTTTTTCCTTTTCAACACATTTCGATGGAATGACAACAACCCTAATAAGCCCGGTTGTTGTCAAGTCGTGCCCATACTGTTTCAAGGCGAGCTTACGCCAGAAAAAATACCGGAGTTATTAGCGGAGCTAAAGGAGGCGGCTTCATCCGACGAAACTCCAGAAGGAGTGGTTGTGTATTACCACGCATTCAGGAAATACACGAAGCACACGATAAAAAGCCCTAATGGAAAATGGTGCAAAGATTGAGAACCCAACACTGTAAATGAGCCGAATTACCGAAAAGGAAAGAAAATGCTTAGACCACAAGAACTGAAACAGGTGAACAAAGGCAATTGGGCCGAACTTGAGATGCACCCGTTGTGTACTCTCTTCCCGGAGATGCAAAACGATGAATATGAAGAGCTTAAGAACTCTATTAGGTCCCAAGGTTTCTTGTCCAGTGACCCTGTTGTCCTTATCGATGTCGAAGAAGAAGGAATTGAAGTTAATTACCAGATCCTCGACGGGCGTAATCGGTATAATGCCGCTATGGACGCAGGTACCGAACCACAGTTTAGTATCTATCAAGGTGATGATCCAAAAGGATTCGTCTTGGCGCGAAATCTCAATCGCCGTCATTTATCATCGGGACAGAGAGCGGCTATTGCCTCTAAACTTGCCAATATGCCAGTTGGGGGAAATCAGTTTACAGACGGTGCCACCACCAGAAAAGAAGCCGCCGCCCAACTTGACACCTCGCTTAAAGCCGTGCAGCGTTTTAAGCGAGTTGAAAGCACAGACCCTGCGTTGGCCGAACGAGTCCGCGAAGGTGAAATTAGCCTCAACGCCGCAGAAAAAGAAGTCAAGCAGTCACTGCAAGAGTCGTTCGGCGACGAACTCCCGGCAGAAACAGTGGATAAAACAAAAGAGGTGGATGGGGGAGACGTGTCCGATAAGCCCGAACGTGAAGCCTCTATTTCCGCCCCTGAAGTGAAGCCCGGTTTCGGCCCTACCATCTTCCGTCTTAAAAAAGCGTACACCGACGGCAAGATCACCGGCAATGAATTTGAACTGATGTGCATTGACGCCATCAACGATGCGTACGATGCCGGAAAGCGGAGTAAATGAAGAAATTGACAATGAAGGAATTCATCGCAGAAGGTACTGAAAAGTTCGGCGAGGACAGAAAACAATGGAAATTTGTCTGTCCGAAATGTAAAACCGAACAATCCGCCCAAGACTTTTTCGAATCAGGGGTCGAAAAAGAAATCATCGACACTCAAATTGGATTTTCTTGCATAGGCCGTTCAGTTAAAGAGGTTGGATGCGACTGGACATTAGGCGGGCTATTTTCAATCCACGAATTAGAAATCATAGATGAAGAAGGCGACACTCATCCTATGTTTGAATTCGCTGAGACTTCGTAACAGATACTTCACAGAGCCACAGGGACGTGGTATAATAGAGACTAGGCTAACTACTGAGGACCGAGACCGATGAAATTATCAGCCAACATGGTTATTGCAATTGAAGAAGCTCCTGAATCCGGGCAGTTTCGCGAAGATAAGCGTACTTTGAACGCTCTTGCCGTCCGGCAGCTTGCCCAGAATCCGCGCCTTTTAAAAGGAGTATGGGTCAGTCGTCTCACACTTAAAGGACGTGTGACCAAAAAGAATCTGAGGGGCATGACCAATCACCAAATGTTGGACATCTTCGGCGATTCCCCTCGTTTATTGGAGTATTGCAAATGAGAAAATTCAATGAAGTTTTAGACGATTACTTGGAGTTAAAAAATTCCAACGAAATGGAACATCCTGGGTACATTGCTGGATACACGAACAAAGGCTATTATGAAGCTTTGACCAAATCGGAAGATGAATTGAACGGATTTTTCACTTACCTTCCGACAGTTTGCAGTTGCAGTAATTGGGAAAGTGCAGGCAACGATCCTATGACCGGCACAAAGTATAAACGATGTTTAGACTGTCGGAAGGTGAGTGCAAGATGAAACATCTTCTCACCATGACCGGCTGTGCGCCCCCGGATTCCAAGCGTCATTGGCCCAAGGAAGATGACGACCAGTTAAAAGACCTGATCAAGAACCACACACAAACAGAAGTGGCCGAGATTATGGGCCGTAATATCGGTTCTATTGCCGCTCGGTCTAAGCGTTTGGGTCTTGATGCCTATGCCCTGAAGCGCAAACACGCCAAGGAGCAGGAAAAGATCCTGAAAAGTAAAGTAGCAGACGTACTCGGGATCTTGAACATGAGCCTTAAGGACTTTAAAGTGACCTATGATCAAGGGTCCCGAAGCAAAATCCACATAACCGCGATACATAACAGGGACTAGACAGCCACTCCCCGGCGTGGTATAATGGTTCCCTACTCTGACCACCACCTTAATAGAAGGAAATTTGAAATGAACAAAGATACCGCTACCGTTGAAGCCACTGAAAAAAGCGGCGTTAATCTGAAAGTGAATCGCGATGCCTATGTAGGCACCCGTTCCGCTTCTGGTTCTAAGTCCCTGTCCAACGGCGATCAAGTCGCTACTCTAATTCAAGGCATGGATGTTGATGATTGCCATCGCATCGCCAAGAAATTCCTGGGCGAGTCGACCAAAGAGAAGTACGGTCATCTGAACGTCGGCATGCAGCGCATGAATGTCGGTAACCGTCTCCGTGGCAAGATCTCCGCGATCAATGCCGCTAACGACAAAGCCATTGCCGGTGTCAAGGAAGGCGAAGATACTCCTGTCGTAGTCGCCGGT